CATATATTTGCCACCTTTTCTAGCATCTTTTCAACTCCTCTATCATACTACAATTTTAATACAATTTCCATTATATACCTATCAGTTGCGGTTAGTTGATTTTACTGTATTTTAGATAAGGTTGTATATTGCTCAAATAAATAAAAACGTAGTCAAAAACGTAGTCATTAGATTGCCATTATAATAGACAATCTTTGAAATTGCCGTTATAAACACAAAAAAGCCCCCTCGATTGAGGGGGTCTGTGTGTCTTATATGTTCATGTATTATAAAGTCTCTGGCCACGGGTCTTCTGTGGTGTAGATCACGCTGGAAAATCGGATATCTCCGATATCTCTATCCGTTGGAACGGGGTCGTCAAATTGCAAACGAAATTGATTATTGTCCCCCGGACCACCTAAATACCATGTACCAAGCCTTTGACCTTTGTCGTTGGTAATCATGCCCAATTTTGAACTAACCGGACGAAATCCAAGGGGTACGTTGTTAACATTTAAGATCACAACGTTTCGCTCACGGTCGCTTCCTTGCGGAACGTATCCCACCGCCCCTCTTCGCTTGATACCGAACCAGCCCCACGATAGACCGCCAAAATTAATTTCAACCGTTGAGTTGATTCGTCGAAATTCCATAAACGAAGCACCAAGCGCTGACTGAATATTTTTAGCCCGAACTCGCCCTGTGTCACCAGCGAGAACAACCCAATTGGCACGGCCAGCGCCTGCGCGTTTTTTGATCCATTTGAATGCGCCGTTCTTCGCTGTGGTATCAATATAAGTAACCCCAATTTCAGCGTTTAGATCGTACGGGAAGCCTTGGCCTTTTAATTCTGAGTTGCTGCTACTTCCGGATCCGACTGAGCGTTTCAACTCTTCCAGATCATTCTTGGTTGCGAGAGTACTAGTGTCAATCGTTGGTAATTTTGACCGTGTGACGAATGGGTCACCACCGTTTTGGAGTTTGGTGTCAATCAAAGCGTCCAGACCTAATTCAAGGTGTTTGTCCTTGATGCTGGTCGTCATCTGTTCTTGTAACTTGGCATACGTTGGGAAGAGTTTGTAAGCCTGATTAACCGTCAAGTAATTATTTATAAGATCGTTAATATCACGGGCGATCAGTTGGATAACATATTTAAGATTGTTCATCTTTCACCTCCTTAGAGGGCTTGTTTTGCCTCAGAATAAATCTGTACAAAGTTAGTATTTTCCAAGTCAGTGAATTTTTGACCAAGCTCTGTCATTTTAGACACAATCGCGCTGTCTGAGCTTCCGCCAGCTTGGATTTTTTCAGCGATTTCTTTGAGCGTGTCCAATTCCTCTGGTACACCTTCACCAAGGATTGCTGTTTTGACCCCTTGAATAGCTGTGTCCAGTTGTTGTTGTGTAATACCGCCTTGTCCGATTTCAGACTTATCTGCCTTGGTAGCAAGCGTAGTCTTGATCTCTTTGACATCAGCTCCGACAGCTTGTGCGAATTGAGTTAATTTTTCTGTGTTTAAAGTCATATTTTTCTCCTTTAAATTTTAGCTAGATTGTAGAGTACGGTTAAATCTGGCAATTCTTCCGACTGTGGGCCGTTTGGGTGCGCTGAAATATACTTGTCGATCTCTTCCTTGACGTCGTTTTTGACAAGCGCAAGGACTTGCTCGCTTGTGTATTCGTCCGCGGATTGAACCACGTCCACTCGGACGCTCTGGTCACTCGGGAATACATATCCACCAGCCACGACCTCGACAAGATAGCTCTCGACGGGAAGGACTTTCGGAATCTTAAACAATACCTTTGAGCCTTGGACAGTCGTCGAAAATGACGCTTTGCCCTTTTTACTGGTAAAGTGAATTGTAGCTTCCTGCCCCTCAAGGTCAATCGGAGTCCATCTCTCATCGTATAATGCAAAACCAAAAAGGGAAGCCGAGTCGCCTTGCTTGACAACTCGACCGCCCTCAAACTGCTTTAAGTTCGTACAGTTTGAGCGATTCATTCAATCACCCCTCTTTACTCATAATAATTAACTAGATCGTCCTTATCCCAGCAAGATAACCAGATAGGGCCGAATTGCCCGAACTCAAACAAACGCCAGTAATACCCGCCATAGTAGCCACCCTTGCCGGTATCTGCGATATTAGCTTCATCGAGTTCAAAGCTAAAGTACATACCGGCTTTGAAATCTTGGTCCGCTCCGTCTGGCAAGTTATTGCCGTCTTTATCAACCCAGTTTACCATTGATACCGGAATACCGTTCTCGGTCCAGTCAGAACCAACGGGAGCGAGATAGTCGCATTTGATCTGCCACATGCCGTTGATATACTTGACCTCGTTTGCTTGATAAAAGGCCTTATCCTTTGGCTGTACGGCTGTATTCGCTTGGTTGTTTGTCTGCGGTGCTGTATCAGCATATCGCCAAACCTCGATATAAGCCGGCTTATTCCAGTTATAATAGTCATTCCAAGGATAGGTATTGATAGCTTGCCCGGGTGCTCCTTGCGTTGAATAGTCGCAAGAAATGAAGTATGTATCATCAATCATGACTCCGACGTGGCCACCAGCCCCACCCGATGTTGACATATCAGCACCCCAGCTCATAAGAATAATATCGGCCGGTTGTGCGTCCCAATCTTGATTGATACTTACACGGTAAAAGCCGTTATTTGCGAGCTGTTGCCCAAGGGTTACCGTTGACGGTAAGCCGATGATATTGATACCAGCTTCTTTCAGCACTTGCGACATGATACCAGAGCAGTCACCAGTACCATCTGAACCGTTACGGCTTCCGAACATTGAATAGGTAATCAGCCCACGACGACTAGTAAAACCGGTTACAATTGATTGTTGTACACTCATTTTCTGTCTCCTATTTCTTCCACTCTTCGTTGGCGCGTTTAACTGCTGCCTCGATAAAAGTATTGAGTTCTTGGCTTGTCAAGTGGATATTTTGAGACTCGAGGCCTTCAATAAGGCTTGTTTTAGCGTGCTCTAGCTTATCCTTGCCGTGGATATCTAGCTTATCCGCAACTTGCTCTGTAGCGTTGACCGCGTTCTTTGCCAAGATCTCGACGATCTCGATTGCTTTCTTACCACCGCGCATTAGTAAGTATTTCTTGATCGCTTGTACCACGATCCCTGTTAATACCACTAAAATGCTCATTGCTGATGATGTGATAATGCTTGTGATTTGATTCATGCTATTTGTCCTCTTTCTTCTTTATCAATTTTTTAGGCTCTTTCAAGCCGTCCTTGAGTTGAAATTTTTCATGATCGATATTTTGCTTAATAAAGTGATCGAGGCCGGGAATTTCTACCCCCAGCGCCGAAAGACTGGCCAAAATACTTGAGCCGTATGCTGCCATCATCGCAACGATAAAGGTATCAATCACGGGTCCAAGATTCATGTATAACGCGAACGGATAGCCAACTGCAACAATTAAAATCATAGCTGTATGACTGACTAGCCCTTTCCGCCATTTTCGGCTTGAAAACTCATGATAAGCCCACGCTCTGGATACCCCTAAAACGATATCCAAAGCAACAACAACCATCAAGGCAAACACGATCATGTGTTCATCAATCCCGTGATCGTAGAAATCACGGACTATTTCAATAATCCCAAAAATTCCGTCTGGTTTTTGATCCATTAATCACCCTCCCTCCTGTCAAGCTACTCGCTTACTGGACGGGTTGAGTTTCAAGCTCTCCCGCTGGTTTTGGATCGTTCTCTGGTTTCGGCTCTGTCCATTTCCAAATACCAATCTTCCCGTTTTGGTGCAATGATTCCAATTGCTCAAGAGTTTCGCCTTGGTAAGTAAAAGGTTGGTTCACTTGGACCATCACGCGCTTACCTTCGCTGAATTTCTCGATATGGTTCGGATCCTCAATCGCAAAGATTGCTTGCGCTGGATAGGTTGTGCCAGTTTTTCCAAGATCGACCAATTCAAGGCCACGTTTATAGACTGTAGGATCGAGCGGACGATCGACGTCGGTTACGCGGGCGAGTACGCTCCATTCTGCCACGTCTTTCACTTTTTGGATCTCTTCGTCTTTCTTCGCGAGTTTAGCTTCGTATTCTTGGGCTTGGACGTGCAAGTCCTCTTGCAACTTCTTAACTCCCTCGGCCGGGTTTAGCTCGGTCGCTACTTGTCCAAGTACAGCTTGGATCAACGCTTCATCTGATTCGCTGGTACGATCCCCGATCAATACACGCTCAAAGGCTGTGTAAGGGTTCGCCGAACGGATTGATACGAAAGTACGTCCTTCTTCTTGTAGATACTTGTTAATGATTTTAAATTCCATATTATTTACCTTCTTCTAGTTTTTGATAGGCCTCGTCAAAGAGGTCCTTGAGTGCTTGATCACTCTCCAAAACATCGTTAAACTTAGCTAGTAGCTCGTTTACGCGCTTGTTTTCTTCGCTCGCTTCCTCGTATAAGATCTTATAATTAGAGCCCTCTACGATTGCGTTTGCGAGTTTTTGCGAGATGTCGTTTACGATTTTATCTACTGTGTTCATTTTGTCACTTCCAATTTGAATGAAAATTTCTGCTATAGTTACCGTCATGGTTTAAATTTCGGAAATTATCGAAAATATTATCGAGAATACTCTCTAAATTTATATTCTTAAACATGATTGTTTGAGCGTCCATTATTTTGGTTCGAACGCTATCAGTGTTAACTTTTTTTGAACCTAACGTTCCTGTACTGATTAAACCTTTTTCATGGCCGTTCATTGTCACTCCTTCCCTCACGTCCATAGTGAAGGAACCGTAACTTTCGATATTAGTATCGCCCGTCCACGTCCCTTTGATCGCTTTAGTATTAAGGAGCAAACGTTCTTTTAGATCAATATTCAAGAAATCAGCCAGCATCGAAATTTTACTGGTGTAATATCTACTATTGATATCACCGATTTTTATATAGGCTTGTGGGGCTGTCGAAGTTTTAACTTCTGAGATACCGATACTAACTTCGCCAGTCGTCAATTGTTCGATAACTCCTCGACCATTCGCACGGGTCCCCATCAAGATTGAAGTAGCTGTCCCTGTCCGGGCCGTCCATAAGTCGCGGTTGTTTTGCTGGTTTTTTAATTTCGCAGCCGTCGCCGAATCGATATCGACACCAATCAAAAGGCCGGATCCTTGTGTATTCGACGCACGATCACCACTCCCAATCATCGAGACGGTTCCGTCGTTCTTGTTATAGAACGTTAAAAGTGTGTGATTATCGAATCGGATCTCATTTTTTGGGGTATCGATCATAAACGACTCGTCAATGCTTCCAAGTGTTACCCCTCGAATATTGATACCACGAAGAGTCCCTGTGTTAATCGCCCCAGCGTCAAAATTTACCGCTCTGAATGTCGAGAAATCAGCCTCACCACCAGAAATTTTGTTGGCGGTTAAGGTTTTAATAGCTGCTCCATCGATCACGGCTTCGTCGATCACGGTCTGGCCAGTGATATGAGTCAACCGTCCATCTATTCGGTTCGTACCGTCAGCGAGTACATTGATAGAGTTCAACACGTCACCGTTGCTGTTAAGGTTTTTGACCGCCCACGATCCAGCTAGTAGCGTCATTTGCGTTCTAACGGCTTCTAATGGCCCTAAACTATCGTCCGGGCTCGGTTGCCATAAGCGATCGCTAGAACCTTCGTAGAAGTCAAGCTCGGTCATAAATAGACCAGACCAACCGCTAAAGTTGCCGTCATAAAAGAACGCCAAGTAGCCCTCGTCAAAATCCCCTGTATTAAAACTGAATGATTTCTTGATAGCTCGTGTAGAGTCAAAAGCTGGTGATTCGGTTTTTTGAAAAATGAGTTGAAAATCCTCGAAATCTCTCGTAGAACCTTTTTTTCGTTTTCTAAAAACGATACTAAAATACTTTGTATTCGTGTCGAACGCTGTCAAATTAAGCATATAATTTGTGTTTCGTTTTACAAGAAAGCGTGGGCTTTTTACGACTGCACCGCTTGAAAGCTGAAACATTCGTTTTTGGCCGTTTAGGTAGAAAAGGTGAGCCGTGAAGCTCAAGTGTCCGTTTTCTTCCGTCCAATAATTCAGCCCATCGTCTGCCCTCGAATTCCGGAGCATATTCGGGCCGCCCGTGCTTGAATACTTCCCGACTTCCGTCTGGAATATCTCACTCGACATAACCAAACGTGAGAGCTTATCTGGGGCGCCCGTTTCAGACGTACCAAGGATCCGCTCAAAAACCTTGTTAGATTCGGTTAGCTTGTTAAATTCGACGGTTTGGCTTTGAATTTTCTTGTTTAATCCAATTAAATCTTGGCCCATGCTGTTTTGCACACGATCAATGTTTTCAAATTCGTCTTTGGTTGCGAACTGTCGGGATACTTTGGACACAATCTTACTATAGATTGTGTCACCGTCGACACTATTGATCCCCTCGGTTACTTTGTTTTGCAAGTCCGAACTAGTCAAAATCTGTTGCTTGATCTGGTCAGATAGCTTGCTTGTGTCGGGTAGCGTACCGGCTTTCTTGAGGGCTTCTTCTGCCTTGGCGTTCGCTTGTGCGATTGCTTGGTTTGTTGAGGCTTGGGCGTCGTTGACGATTTTTTCAATCTTTGACGTGTCAACTTTAAGGATCTTTGGAAGCCATTCCGTCCCGCTCCAATAATAGAGTTCTGTTTCCTCGCCCACGGTCAAGTACAAGAGATCACCTTCGTGAAGCGTCCCTCTTGGTTCGTCTTTTGGCTTCGTGGCCCCGTAATAGTTGGTATTCTTGCCATTTGCGGAAATAAGCGCCTGTGTGGCTACATCGAGAGCACCTTCAGCGTATTGTTTAGACTCGGACACGCTTCGCATGATCGAGCCTTCAGACGTGATCGCTTTCTGGACGGTCCCAATATCGTTACACGTTACCTTGTGAGATAATAGCCGGCCTGTCACGTCGTAAGAGCTCTCGTAAGATACAATACGGATCTTTTCGCGGAACCCGATCGTCTCATTAATAGCCATGATATAGTCGCCAGCGCGAGGCCGTGTGTACTTATATCCGGCTTGTGTGAGATCTTCCATGTCAAGTTGGACCGAGATCGAATAAGATTCGTTGACTTCTTTCTTCAGACGTTCTAAGAGCTTGCCTGTTTCCTTGTAACGTTCATCTTTTACCGGCTCGCCTTCAATACGGCCATATATCCGGGCAAGTGGACTTTCGTATTCGATTGTGTAGCGTCCTGCACCGTGGTGCTCCTCGTCTATCCATGCCCCCAGACCCTTTTTATAGGTTATAAAGTTGCCGATATTTTTTTCGATCGTGAGCTCATTCATGTTGAAGTTTTTCCGGACGACTGTCGAAAGATCAGTCCCGACTTGCTTAACGATACGAACGACCTTGCCAGTTACCGAAAACTCGAGACCGGCTGCTTTAATGATCTCTTTGAACATTTTAAGCCGGCTTGTATTCCCGAAATTCTCTTTTCGAATTGCGCCAGCTTGCGCCTCGATAACATAACGATAGCCACTATCCTTGAAAATTGCTTCGATATAAACTTCAAAGCGATTTGAGCCGTTAAACTCTTTATAACAGTTCGAGTGCTCGAAATCGTAGAAGAATTGGTGGACCGCGTCAAACGATAGCGAAATATTTTTCCCTTCATCTTTCGGCTTCGCGTAAATGATCTTATAAAGTTCGCCATCGAAGGTAAAGCTCCACCCACGATCTAGCTGTGAAAGAACCTGTTTATTCGATACAATTGTCCCCGAAATTGATCGTTCACCATTTACAGCGTTTTTGGTTGTTAATTCGACTTGGGCTCCGTATCCGTTGCCCTTTTCGTCGTAAAAAGTAATCAATGATCCACCTCCTCTCTAGCGATAAAGCTCTTTAAATCCGAGGATCTTGACAGTCCCCTTGAAATTAGTAAACCAATTGACTGACCGGTTAGGCTTTGGCCTAATAACAAAATACTCGTAATTTGTCCGGTTATTGACGTTTAGATCTTGTGTCGTTGGTCCTTGATAGATCGCCGTCTCAACTCCTTTCAGAAGGAGCTTCTGTCCCGATCTTAAAGGCGTTTCTGTATGCTGGTAAGTGAACCGACGGCCGTCGATCTCAAGAAAAAAACTAGTATTATCAGCGTTTGCGGTCAATTCTACGACAAACGGGACTTCTAGCTGACTGAGTGGAGCCGTGCCGTTGTATGGGAAGCTGTTCGCGCTAAGCGCTAGATCCCTTGGGACTGTCTCGCCATACGGAAGCTCCGCCGTTACGAATGAAAACGAAACATTATACTTGATACCAGCTTCGGAATTGCCGATAAAGTCAAACTCGATTTGACCATCGCCCACAACGTTATAGCGATATTTCCAGTTAGCGTGTGGCAACTGGGCAAGGTTTAGATCGCCTGTCGTTTGCCCTGGAGTCTGGAAGTCGTAAATATTATTTCCGTTTTGGTACAATTTCGTGATATAAAAGCTATCATCACCCAAGACCCAGCGAGAAATTTCGTCCTTTTTGTTTAAAAAGTCCTCCATAGATCCCGCTGAAAGCCTAGCTGTGACTGAGATTTTCTTTTCAGTATAGGTTAGACCGTCGAAAATATAACCGTTGCGCCCCTTTACGGTTCGCCTTGATAGTTCCACGGCCGGGGACGAATCTTCGACCGTGATATTGTAAAGACCAAGGCCAGATAATTTCTGGCTTTGGCCGTCTTTTTCAATTAATAAGTCCATCATTCCCCCTTACGCGAAATAAGCGTCCAGCGCTTTCTCTCTCGCGTCCTTCTCTTTGATTGTGGTATAGATCTTATCTCCCACGATCTCGTTATGTACTTCGAATTTTTGGTTCGAAAGTTGCGAATTTTTGACCTCATCGCTCAAGTCCTCAAGAGACGAACGAACGCCCGAGCTTGTCACGCTTGCGCTTGTGGTCAATACACTATTAGTCTGATAGTCTTGATCCGTGATCGCTTGGGCGTACTGACGGGCCATATCGTTGATATCCGATACCCAGTCTCGCATGCCAAGATACATACCTTCACCCGTGAAGCCCCCGATTTTCTTCGTAACCCGGGACGGAGAGTGAATATCAAGAGCCGAACTCATAACCGCTGCAATATTTGAAGCGATACTAGAAGCGAGAGCATAAAGCGAACCAGCCATCGAAGCAAGCCCGTTATATAGACCCATGCCCGCGTTAAATCCGACCATTTGAAGCAATGCCGGGAGATAACTAAATGAAGCCGAGATCTGTTCACAAGACGAACTAGCAAGCGAGACAGCTTGTGTCATGCTTGATTGCATGGTACTAGTAAACGCGTGCATACCGCTTTTAGCGCTGTTTGTTACGTTTTGGAATGTTGACTTAAACGCGTTTTCCAACTGCTTACCGGCTGAAGAACTCACTTGTGAGATCTTATTGAGGCCAGCTTGGACTGCTTGGGCTGTCGCGTTCATCGCGCTTGTGACAGTCTTTTGCATATTTTGGTAATTCGTCGTGATAGATTGCGACATTTTAGAGCTTGATTGCTCGGCCTGTTGGGCCATCTTATCAAAATCTGTTTGAGCACTAATAGCCATCGCATTTGTGGCGTTCGTTGCTCCCGTTTGCATTTGTTGGAAGTTTGCAACAACGTTCGCGCTCGCTTGTTGCGCGTTTGTGGTTGCAGCTGTATTGACTCCCGTCGTGCTCGCGTTCGCATTGTTCATCAATTGGTTTAACTCGTTACTTGCGTTCGCGTTTAACTGGCCAATATTGCTTGTAACGCCTGTGTTCATCTGTCCAGTTTGAGCGAGTGCGTTTGCGTTCATCTGGTTAAATGACGCGTCCGCATTTGCAGCAAGCTGTTGCATATTCACTGTCCCGTCAGCGTTTATTTGCCCGAAGTTAGTCGAGGTGGTTTGTTGCAACTGAGTTGTGCTGTCCATCGCGTTAGTGGCCATTTGAGACATATTAGTCGTTACGCCTGTGTACATATTAGACGTAGACGCGATCGTGTTCGAACTCATTTGATTGTATGAAGCTGAAACACTAGTACTTGCTGATTCAGCGTCCGCGCTGATCTTGGACGTCGTTTCTGAGCTCTTACCAGATACATATTCAGCCGTACCGTCAATAGACGCCTTGGTTTTCTCTCCGCCTTCGTCTGATTTACCAGTGATCCAGTCCCAGATACCACCGAAGAAATTCCCGATAGCGTCCGCGACGGCTTTCAAGGCCTCTGGTACGAAATTAAGTAAGGCCCCACCGAAGCCCTTAATAATCTCCCAAGCTGCTTTGACGATATTCGGCAAGCCTTTAATGATCGCAAGTGCGAGCTGTACGACTAACTGAGCCCCTGCCATAAGCAATTGTGGCAAGGCTTGAGCGAATCCACGGATCATCTGACCGATGATTTGTACTGCACTTTGTGCAATCTGTGGCAACGAACTAATGATTCCTTGGACAAGCGTCACAATTAACTGGATACCGCCTTGCAAGATCGTTGGCAAGTTTGACAAGATCGTTTGCATAAAGCCGACAATGACTTGTGTCGCAATATCGATGATTGCTGGGAACGCTTGAACGAAACCTTGGACGAGATTCATCAAAATTTGAATCCCTTGTTCGATGATTGACGGGAAATTAGCTTGTAAGCTCGTGATGAAGTTTGTCGCGATTTGTTGAACTGTCGCGAGATATTGCGGCATAGCTTGGAGATTCCCCTTCGTCAAGTTGAGGAGTAATTCCATACCAATTGAGATCAACCGTGGCAATGCTTGTAACAACGTATCGACGAATGATCCAATGACTGTTATTGCCGATGAAATAAGCGAGCCCGCATTTTGGCCCACGCCTTGGGCAAGGCTTGCAATAAGTTGAATTCCCGCGTCAACGATAACTGGGAACATTGTCGCGAATCCTTGCGCAAGTTTGGCCACAAGATCCGCACCAGAAGCAATCAAACTTGGTAATTGACTAGTAATGCCATTTACAAGGTTTTGAATAATCATCGGGCCTTTAGTCGTTACCGTGGTAATCAACTGATCGATCTGTTGTCCGAATTGTTGGTTAATTAGACCAAGGCCAGCGAGGACTAGACCCAAGATAGCAGCTGGACCGATTGACGCGAGGGCAATTCCCATAACGGAAGCGATCCCGCTTGTCATCATTCCAAGGACTGATAAACCTTGCGAAGCTGCTCCACCAAGTGCGCCCGGAATCCCGCCGATCTTACCGACGAAACTCGAAATAAATCCACCAGCCGAACTAAATGCACTTGACGCGACCGATCCAAGGGCCATTGTTTTCATCGCCACTGTGCCCATGACACCAGTAAGCGAAGTTAGTCCGCGAACCGCTGGCCCAAACGCAAAAGCACCAATTAGAGCGGTAACGGCTGGCGTAACGGCTTGCATGGTCCTTTTGAATTTATTCGCTTGCTCGTCTGACATTTTAGTTCCATTAAGGAATTGATTCAATGCTGGGTTTAACGAATTGAGAGCGTCCAAGAATTTCTGTAACCCTTGTGAGTTGGACAATTTGTCAACTAGCTTGTCAATCCATTTTACGAGCGTCGTAAGAACTGGCAAAACTGCCGTCCCTACTTTGATTTGAAGTGTTTCCCAAGAACCACTCAAGGCCTCGACGGCCCCTTTTAAGTTGTTGAGCTTTTCGGCTGCCACTTGAGCTGCGCTTACTTTGTCAATAGCGGCTTGCATATTGTTAGCGCCATCTGCTCCCTCGTTCATCGCGATAGTAGCAGCACGCACTGCGTCGGTACCGAACATGGTTTTCAAGGCCATTTGTTTTTCCGCGTCGGTAAGTCCCCCGAGTTTATCTTTCAAAACTTGAGAAATCTCAGCAAACGACTTGACTTTACCTTCAGCCGTAAAGAACTGGTTCGAGCCATCGGCTGTAATGATACCGAGTTCTTTCATCATGTTCGTTTGTGCCTTGGTCTGCGGTTGCAGATTCATAAGCATAGTTTTTAATGATGTTCCGGCGTCTGATCCCTTGAGCCCGTTTTGAGCGAAGACTGCGAGGGCGTTAGTGGTATCACGGAATGATAGACCAAGCCCAGACGCTACCGGAGCGACCATGGAAAGACCATATTTCAGCTCATGGACATCTGTCGCTGACGCGTTAGCAGCTCCCGCGAGTTGGTTTGCTGCCTGTGTGGCTGTCATGCCGTCGCGTTTAAACGCGTTTAACGCTGTTGATGTAATTTCAGCGGCTTCTTTTAAGTCCAATTCCCCAGCTGTGGCCAAGTTTAGGGACGCTGTAAGACCGCCGTTTAGGATATCTTTTGTTGATACCCCGGCTTTTGCAAGTTCGCCGATTGCGTCCGCTGCGTCCGCTGCGCTGAAGGCTGTATCTGCTCCGGCTTTGATTGCGGCGTCGTTGAATTTCTTCATCGTTTCCGCGCTCTCACCAGTAACGGCCTTGATATTGCTCATTTTGGCTTCAAATTCAGCAGCTTTCGAAACAGTACTCTTAATCGCTTGTTTACCAAGATCAAAGAGCTTGTAAGCAGCGGCCACGCCTAAAACTTGCTTCACTAAATTAGTTGACGCGCTCGCCGCTTGGTTCGTGTGGTTAACAATTCCAGTTAACGCGCTGACAGCTTTCTGACCTGTCGTGTGGAACGCGTTTCCGAGCTTACCGCTTACGTTACTCGCGAGGTTATTGACGGAAGACAAGATCTTACCGCCAAACGAGTTTTTTACTCGATCCGCGAAGCTGTTCGCTTTGCTGGTTAAGTTGGTAAACATACTGGACCACGAAGAATTGATCGGGTTCAATACCTTTTGACCAAGCGCACTCGTAAGATTGCCAGCCGTGGACTGGATACGAGCTTCGAGCCGGGCCATAGCGTCACCAATCGCACCGAAGGCCGTCTTATACGATCCGGACATATTGTTAGCCGAATTAGTAAAGACTGAGCCTAAACTGTGGACTTTTGAGCTGATCCGTTGTGCCATTGAGTCGACACTATTTGCCATTTCAGCAAACGCGCTCTTTGGCGATTTGATCGCGTTTGAAATATTAAAATCAAACGCTTTTTTGATTTTGGAATTAATGCCGGCCCCAATAGTTGAGACGTCATTCTTCATCGCGCCTAAGACTGATTTGATATCACCCGAAACGCGAGTAAATGCCTTCCGTATGGGGTCAGGTAATTTTGCGCCGATGTTTGAAGAGATACGCTGTAGCTCTCCGAGGGCGATTTTGAATCCACCGGTCAAACCTTGGCCGATCTTGGATCCGATATTCTGGTTACTGTTTGCGAGCCGGTTCATAAGCTGACCGACTTCACGAATCATCTGATTTGCGCTTTTTGACGCTTCTTGTGCCGCGTTTTGAAATGCTTTGCGTGTCGAACTCACGACGTCGCTCATTGCCTTCTCATACCCGGTTAAATCCGCGCCGATAATCGCTTCTATTGATCCGTCAAACGCCATCGCCCCACCTCCTATCTATCTATTTCTGAAATGTTCATTAAGACGCTCGATCTTCTCGAGCATACCTTGAGAGCTTTCGCGCTCTTCGCGCTGTCTGAATAGACGACGCACTTTCTCGCGATCCTTTTTCTTGCTCAACTTTCCAAAATCCGCTTTTTTAGCGTTTAACGTATAGCGAAGATTAAAAGCAAGCTCGACGAGGTTTTCTCGTTCCTCAATCGCTCGATAATAAAGGCCCTCGCGAATCGCGTCAAGCTCATTTTTAGTACACGAAAATATAATATTCGGGTCAGTTAGACCCAAGCGCGCACACTCTATTAAGAGATTGCGTTTCTCAAGCGCCCAATTTGCGCCTCCGTCTGTTCGATCTGAAGTTCCGCTTGTGCCTTGTCTTCCGCTGTTTCGGCTTTGGCTTTGAGGTACTTCAATCCCAGCTCGAGATTTTCTAAGTATTTCGAAACTTTCTCTTTGAAAAAACCAGATTCGACCATCTCTTCTTCCAAGGCTTCGAATAGTGGTTCTGTGCTCTCTGCTCCGAGATCTTCCATTTTGTCCGCAATCGCTTTGATCGCTTCTTCATCGCTTACGGCTTTCGCTTTCTTGCTCGCGCATAGCTTGATAAGATCCACAAGAGCCGAATCGTTACGATCCACAACTCGAAGGAATAGAGCACCGACCCCGTCTTCGTTACGTGTGCCGTCTGGTCCTTGAGATCCCAGATCACGATTGACCTTATACATGGTCATATAATCAAATTTGATCTCGATTGCGCGGCTTCCGACTGAAAATTCCATTGAATAACTCCTTTTTGTCAAAAAAATAAAAGCAAAAGGGCGATCGAAGCCCCTTTGCTTGAAAAATTAGCGTGTGATATTGTTATAGTCGCCTGTTGTTTCGCCCGGATTTTGATACTCGTAAACGTCGTTCAACATTGCGATTTCGTCCGCTGAAAGTGGGAATTTACCATCACGAAGACGGCCAACGATACCCACTGTATAGTTCAACTCAACGAATCCATCAATTGCGTCAGTAAATTCTACGTCGTCTGTGATCTTACCATATCCAAACTGTGCTGGATAAGTATCTTTCCCGGTTGAAGTATCTTTAACTGACTCGTCAACGATAACGCGCCAGATTTTTACAGATTCCCCTGTTTTTTGTGCGTCAAGAATGACTTGAACTGACGGATCTTTAGGCGCGAGATATTGAGTCAACTCGATTGAGTGCTCATCTGTTGATTTCTCAAGCAAGCGCCCTTGTTGTGTTTGTTCGTCGATGTATTCACCACCCATAGTTGTCGTACCATCTGTACGATAGGCTGGAAGCATTGCTCCGTTACCTTTTTCAGCGTGGATTGATTGAATGAAATAAAATACTTTCTTACCTACGATCGGCTTTGCAATCGTAATTTTAATTTTTGCTTTATCTTCAGCTTCACCCATTTATAAAGTGCTCCTTTTTAAAAAATTGTATCTGTTAGTGCAATAACGATATGGTAGACTTCCCGGCCTACCGTATCGTCCAAGAGTACGCTCGCGTTTACATTGCGATTGTGGCCAATCCTTCGAAGGGCCTCTGACTTGACTTTCTCAACCCCGGCCCGGCTTTCCGTGCCCGGTAAGAAGATATCAATTTGTACGCTCATATCCTCAATAATAAGCCCTGTTTGAGCTGTTTTTGATGTGTCCGAACTAGATTGCCCGATCACAAGAAACGGCTCGAGTGTGTCTTGTTTTGGTAGCTTAAATTTGATCGGAATATTGAGCGGTTTTAATTTTTCGCGTAAATCTGTGAGCATTTTGACTGAAGGCGTTTCGTTTGCCATGAATCACCTCCTAAACATTTTACGAAGGTTTTTAAATAACGCTTCGCTTTCTTCCTTAACGGCTGGACCAAGAAACGGCTGGGCCTTCATCTTACGAGTCCCAAGCTCCACATATACCGAATAACCAGCGGGAGACGTTACTTTGTACCGTAACATACCAACCCGAGCGACAAAGATCCCGTTTCGCATAAATCCGGTATCGACTGCTGCTTTCATCTTGGCTTTCCGTTCCACACGCAAGGCCGATCGTTGCAATTCTGCCGATACAGCCCGACGCGCTTCCCGTGGCTTGTTTTGGACCTTCCGAATAAACTTGTCCAAGCCTTTGACAGTATACGAAAAACTCATAAGTAAATAACCGTGCTATTATGATGATATCGTTTGCCCTTGATTTTGAGCCTGTGGCCATTATAAATCACTTCCGAAAAGCCCTTATATGTACCTTGTAGGTGCAATTTGAACGAATCAAAGTCATACTTACCAAAGAGACCCATCATCTCATAACTAGACAATGAATTTCGCATACAAGGGACCGGAAAACTCTTCTTTGTTTCCGTGCTCTCAAGCAATTCATCTTCCGGCTCTTCCTCAAAGATCAAAGTCACGCGTTCGTTATAGATCATACACGCGCCCTCCCTTTCAAATGAATCGAGCGATTCCGCGGGCCCGATGTTTGATCGCAAGGCCTTGTAATACGGCCTTATGCTCATCTGTTAGATAGCTAGACTCCCAAGTGAAGCTCCGGCCTTCCTCGCTGTCCGCTGTCGCGCCTTCCGAGTTTAGTCGATTAAAGCGACTGACGGCAACGTCTCGAAGGATATAAGCCACGCTTTCGGGCAATTCCTCGAGTGCTGTTTCCGAGAATTGATTGACGTAAGCGATCATACGCTCGAAGCTATCCCGTACAATAAGGGCCAAAAGATCGTCTTGTTCTTGGTCAGCCTTGGGAATACCCTTTAAAAGTCGAAGCTCTTCCGTTACTTGATCGATATTGATTGCCACCATCGCTAAAACCTCCTAAAACTAGGCTGCTACTGCTGACGCTGGCGCTTGGATTGTAGCTTCTACCACACCGTCCGGAATTTCAGCAAAGAGAACGTTAGCGCCAAAGAATACTGACTCGAAAGTCAAGTTATTCAAGTGACGATCACGCGCCACACCAATCAAACCTGTTTCGTCTGTGAAGTCCGCAAACAATCCGCCAAGATCTCCACCAGAAACGTTTAAGTAAGCGAAAACAAGGTTTTCAACGGCTGTGGTATAGATCTTCCCTTGTGGGCATGAAGGCATAACGATAACGTTTTGCATACCGAGGAAGTTTTGGAGAAGTGTGAATCCGAATACGTTTGAAGCGTCAGACGCAACGGCTGTTGATCCAAGGTATTCAGCCACGTCAAGCGGGTTAACGAAAGAAACAAGCGGAGAGCCTTCGAACTCGTTGAAAGTAGTCAATTTGCCCCAGCTGTTCGCGAGAGCTTGTTGAAGCCCTTTCCCTGTAACTTTAGTTTTTGTCTTTTTAAGGTAAGCAAGGAAGTCGTCCTTGATTCCGTTTTGAATTTCGCGAAGCAAACGTGTGTCTGCTTCTGTGATAGCGCGTGACGCACCATGACGTGCGATCGCTTCCGCTGATACTGCACGGCGTTTTTTGAACCATTCTACTGTGTATTCTTGATCCTTCGCGCGTGTCATTTTAGAAAGCGGAATTGTTTCACCTTCAGCGGTTTTAGTTGTGTCAACGTCCGCGGTCCATTTGTAAGTTTGGATCTTCAAGTCATTTGTCAACTCTTGACGACGTGTAACGCCCAAAAGTCGAAGTAAGTCATTGATATTTTTAGAAAACTTATTGACAAAATCGATTGATTTGATTTCGCCCAAGTCGTTCATGGTTGTTAGTTTTGTTTCAGCCATATTTTAATAGCCCTTTCTAATTTTTAAATAGTCCAATGTTTGCAGCGATCATCGCTTGACGCTCTTCGTCGTTCTCAATAGCCATGATCTCCGCTTTCGTCATAGATACTGGGCCCGTACCTTTGCGAGGTGCTTTCTGGGTCAAACGTTCATCGACGCGGGTTTCTACTGCTTTATCAAAGATAGCTCGCAACGTGCCGATCTTCTCCTTTGTGGCTTCGGCTGTCTCATCGATCACAAAATCGATAAACTCGCCCGGAAGTCCTTCTTCGCTCAATAGCGTTTGAGTGGCCACGCGCATTTCTTTAATTGCAAGAGCTCGCTCGCGTTCTTCGATCGCTTGGATCCGTTTCGCTTCCTCTTCTTTCGCGCGTTCGTCTTTGGTCAGCTTCGCGAGGCGTTCGCCTTCGCTTTTGGCCTTTTCGATTGCTTCAGCTTGTTCAGCTTCCCAGCTGGCCCGTGCTTTGGCAACTTCGGCTGCGATTGCTTTTCCAAACTCTGCGCGTGTAAAGGTACGTTCTGCCTTTTCCTGCTTGGTCTCGACTTGTTCTTCTTGAGTGACGTCTTGCTCAATAGTTTCAGTCTTAACTGCTTGTGTATTTTCTGACATATTTTTCCTCCGACGGTTACGCCGTCACCCGATTGATCTCGTTTTACGTCCGGCGACGAAACAATACAGCTTTTAACGTCCTCCGCATAGTCTGGACAAAAAGAAAACCGCCTCGAATTCGAAACAGTTTATAGTGGTTTATAGTGATTTATAGCGGTCTATTCCCGCTTGTCAAGATACCGGATCACCTCCGATCACTCGTTCTTGTCACCTCGTGACTTTTTAATGCTCTTTATGATACCTTCGATCATTCCAGCGAGTACGGCCCAACCTGCCACCACCAGAAAGGCAAAGCAGAAAAGGCCCGCTGTGTAAGATACCATATCCCAGATATTAATCACCCGATTCCTCCTCTTCTATCTCTCCCGCGTCCGGCATGATCGTAGACCGGCAATTGTAATGGAACGGGGGCATATTCACCCCGATTTGCGCGTCCTCGATCTTGTACAGCTTATCTTCCTGTGCGAATCGCCGGCATATTTGAGTGGTCCGATCGTCTAGCACGACCAAGATTCTATAATACTCAAGCTCGGCTTTCTGGTAACGCTTAATAGTGGCCCGATTTATGACGGCTGTCGCGTCAGTCCTTACCAATGTTTCAGCTCGGGACCGTGCCACGTTGAATTCTTTTCGAATCTCGCGGGCCATCTCTTGCGGGCTATCTCCACGTATAAAACCTTGTTTAAATACTTCTTTCAGCTTTTGCGCGAGGCTATCGGTATTGCCCCACAACTGCTCAGAATAGTTCCGGCCGTTAAATGGGGTTTTGATAATCTCTTCAAACGCTGGACGATTGACCGCGCCTGTACGGCCTCCCATAGCCTTTCTGTACGCGTATTCGGCAACGTTGAATAAATACTTCTCAAAGCTCTTATGAAGCGCTCCTGTGAGCACTCCGAGCCTGTGGATAGCTTCCAACTGCAAAGTCTCGATTCTGATCGCTCGAGCTGACGCGTATTGTTGGTTCAATCGCTTCAATAGCTCTGGATCCTTTTCGGCCTGCTCGCGGTATAGCGTCGCATTGTCCACATAGTCGCTAAGATCCTCACCTCTAAGGCGCTTCGTTGTGTCTTGGTAAGTAAGTTCGTGATCTTCGGCGTACTTTGTGTAAAAGTCAAACAACGACTTTTGTAACCTTACCGCCTCATTGCGATAAGTTTTTTCTAATTCAGCGAAAAAGTCTATGTCTTTTCGGTCAACGTATTCGAATATCTCCCGGGCGCGTGCTTCCCAGTATTCATCATGGGCGCTTATCTTCAGTTTCTTCATTTGTCGCTACCTCGCCGGCTTGTGGCTCGATTCGTGGGAGCATTTCAAGCGTTTTTTCTGTCTCTTCCTTCATACGTTTTAGCTCAGCTTCAGCATTGACCCCGGTCACTTGCTCAAGGATCTCGACGATCGTTTGTTCACTTACCACGCCGTACAGATTCTTGGCAATAGTGACTAATTCGGCGTCATTTTGTGGCAAGTTTGGCGTAAATACAACGTCCGTCTCATTGATAAGATTGTAATTGTCGGAATCGTTGCCCTTGATCTTCCAGATATTGACTGCCAAACGCAAACGACGCATAAGGCCTTTTTCAAACAAAAGCTCTTGCTTCCCGCGATAGTTATCCGCTGCCATCATCTTATATTTCATCGCTTCGCCTGACTGTGTGCCAGCGAAGTTATTATCCTTCGTGTCTGGCGTGAAGGTAAAGCGTAAAATATCATTTACTAGCCGTTCCTTGTATGCTTCCGCCCCGGCCGTGTCGTATGACTTAACAAGATAGTTCGCGCTTGGACTCGATCCGCCCGGAATCGGGTTATCATCGAGGATCAAGATTTTCGCTTTCTTAAATGCTTGAGATACCGCAAGCCGTCCGTTTGGATTGATCCGGCCGTCTTCCATGAAGTCTTTATCTTCTACGCCTGTGAACGGGTTCCCAGAAATAACCAAAAGAGCCTCGTTACTGTCTTGTTGGAAGTTTGCAAGCTCTGACTGTGATAAGTCGTAAGCGTCGATAGAGTCGAGCACGGCTTCGAACGCCCCTGTCCGATCCGTGTTATTGCTAAACTCATTTACTGGTACGCCATTAAAGAAATGCTCGCTCGTATCCTTGAGATGAAGCGTGTCCGTGTCTTGGTTATCGTCCACATACTCGTAAATAGCGTTGCTAGTATAGACCTTAACATAATCGCGTTTGTGTCCGTTGCCATAACTGATAGAGTAGTAGTTGACTGCCATCAAAGAGCGTTGTTCGTAACTGTCGTCATAAACGACAAAAGTTTGCTCTGGATCCATACGATAGAGCTTGACCCAGACCGATCCGTCTTCGTCTCGGTACGCGTTCAAAAGCTCGTAAGCACGGCCATAGATTGCAAGATCTGTCTTGATCGCGACGTTGTGGTCCTTTTCGTTGTTTTGTTTTGAAAACTGGTCAATCTGTTTTTGGATCTCCGCGTTTTCGTTCTTGTACTCGACCGGGTTGCCCAGCATATAACCTTGTTCAAAAATAGCAATGTACTTCGCCCAGTCGCTCGCGATTCGATTATCTGCGCTGTATGGATCGCTTTTCGCCTCGCGATACTTGATATTATTATCAGCGAGATAATAGCGCTTGAGCTCTTTCAGTCGGTCCAATTGCTCGGACCTGTGCGTCCCGATATAGTTTTTTAGGCGTTCGATCCATTTCTGGCCTTCGTATTCGATCGTTTCAAAATCTTCGGCCGTCATGATAAACTGACGATTCGCATTCTCATCGAAGCGCCGTCCTTTCAAAAATTTCAATTTCTCTTATTCCTCCTAGAAATAATATTGCGCGCTGGTCATACGCTCTTTTACTGTGCTACCTGTATCGTAAACGTGTTGCGAATAGATCGCGTACCTTACCGCGTCCAATACGTCGTCATGCTCTTTTACTGGCTCGCCCGATCGTTCATTCCAGACATATTGATAGATCTCATCTTTGAATTTCGCGACCTTATTTGAAACGACAAAAAAGCGACCAGCTTTCATCAGCTTGGCCACCTCTTCAATTCCAGACAATACCGACTTATACGCATTAAAACATTTTAGCCGTTCGCGGTTAAATCGTCCGACGTGCTCGGGCCGTGCACTATCAGCCCAGAAGTAAATATCACCGTACCGGGCCTTGATATCTTTTGCGATATCTACCCAGAAGTCTATCTCCTTGTACTGGTGCGCGTGTTCTTCGAGTATGTACACGTCTCCGGCCTCTGTTTGGCCCACGACCACGATAGAGCCCCAGTGCTCATACCCCCAGTCCACACCCGCGTAAATCTTCGCGAAATGCTCAGGCGGTTGTGTCGTGTACATATCTTCTCTAAAGTCCCGATATACTGCGCCTTCACCGATCACCCAACGGCCATATATACCGCGCTCGGTAAACATACCGGAAGGCGTTGTCGCGATCAAATTATCAACGTACCGCTGATTTAAGAACGTGTTATCGAAGATTGTAAAATGATTCGCGACGATCTTTTCGTCGTCCGCCTTGTCGATATAATCGACCTTGAGCCAGTGTTTCGGGTGGTCCGGGTTTGTGTCGCATATAATACGCGCGCCATACCCCGAGCAACGTTTCAGAATTTCGTCGAAAACCTCCTTATTCGCGAGCGTGGCCTCGTTTACGTAAGCCCCGAAGGCTGTCATACCCCGGATAGCTTTAAGGCCCGCTATCGAGCCCGTAAACGTCGTCACGACGTATACACCAAATAAGGTAAAGTTGCCGTGCCTGTCAAACTGGAATTCGTGGCCGTAAGCGTCTGTGATCTCGCGCAATATGTTTGTTTGCAACGTCCCAGACGATACCGCCCCCAGAATATACATCGGAGTTTGAACCCCGACTTTTGCAGCATTTTTCTTGACCCGCTTCAGCTCCATTAAGAAAAGATCATTGTCTAGCTTGGTTTTTCCGGCCCGTACTGCGCCGTGGTTTATCATCATGTACCAATCGCGAGAAATGGAACGACGCAAGATCCCGATCTGTTTATCTGTGTACAGTCGATCAAGTGTCATCTTGAATCACTCCTTCCAGCTTTTCGAAATAATCGGCCATGATATCCTCGGACGCCATGCCACCCTCAAGAGCTTGCTCGCGTTTCTTGTTCTCAAGCTGCATTGCCTTAACGCGCTCTTTCTGCTCTTTCTTGTCGAGAGCGTCTTTCGTGCCCTCATTGCCGTTCATCTTGGCCAGAAGCTCGATTGCTCGCATATCGCCTTTCAGAGCCTTTTGCAAAAGCACCGTCGCGATCGCTGTCTGATTCGTTGCGCTCAAGCCTTTTTCTTCGAGCATTTCTTTTAGCTGCGGGCTGAAAACGTCCATTTCCAAAATTTGATTGACTTTCTTTTTTAGGTCCGCTTTCTCCCTTCGAATCTTTCCGGAGGCGATACCGCCTTTTTTCTGAATTTTCCTTTGCTCGTCCTTTGTTCGTTCGTTAAGTGGAATTAAGTTTTCGTTCGCCATCGCCTCCCCTCCTTTACTGTTTAATTTTGTTAGATCGAGAATTTCTCACCGTTCTTTTTTCTTTTACAAAAAAACAGACTCCCCAGAAAGGAATAGGGGGAGTCTGAAAAAAAAGTATAGAGTATAGAAATGTATGATAAGAGGAAGAACTAAAAGAACCTTACCAAAAGCGGACGGGCGGAATCGAACCGCCGAAACGAAAAAATTTTTAAAAAATATAAGGAGACCCCACAAGGGGCAAAGTTTTTTATGAAAAGTAAAAACGTGCTGCTGTAACTGTTGGCTTGTCCTGTCGTCCGCAATGAAGATCGTCGTTTCCTTCAATCTTCCGATAATACAATTTTATCACCTTTTTTCGTGCACTTTTCCCAACTTTCAGCGACTTTTTAAAAAAATACTTGTATATTTCTTTTCCAACCCTTCAAAGAACGGTTTTATAATATGCCGATAAACTGAATTCTTTGACATAAAGAGCTCAAATGCCACTCCTTCGACGTTTTTCGAGCGCGTCACATATAGGGCCTTAATTGCCTCCCAATTTGAGGGAGCACACTCGCTTGTGTATTCTGTGATCGCTTCTGCGAGTGTATAGAGCCGAATTAATTCCGGATCATTTTCTTTTAGGATCACATTTTTTAAAGCCTCTGGCGTGTTACTTGCTGCCTTGCTCTTTATGAACCAATTCTCATCGAAGTTTTGATACGGGAAAGTGATTTCTTCGATTCGTTCTTTAATCTCTTTATCAAACGGATATCGTCGAAGTGCGTCTATCAGATATCCGTATCTTGTCTCAATTCTCAAGCTCCCCTCCTTTCTAGCTTAAAGCTATTCACTTCTCTTTTTCGTAAATGTCAAAGACGCCTCTTTTTTGGCTATTTCGGAATTCCAACGCTTTAGCCTTCGTTGGGAATTCAAATTCCTCGAACTTCGCCGAATGGTTGCAATCCCAGCGAGTCAGCTTGTTATACTTTCTTACGATATAGACTTTCACATTATCCCCCGACGCCGTTTTCATCGGCGATTTCTTGTAATTCCTGTGCCATACGCGAATTATAATCATTGTTCAATTTATTAATTATCACGTCTTGCATTGTATTTTTTTCTTCGGCTTTCTCCAGATCGTCCTTTTGCATCCGGATTGTTTGCTGTAGATCGCTGTTACTCGTTTCAAGCACTCGTACCCGTGAGTTAAGGTTGACGCATACAGCGATTAGGATGAAAAGGATAAACGCAAAATTCGCACGTATCAGCTTATCATTATTTGTCATTTTCTCGTCCCTCTTTCCTGTTTAAGTTCTTTGCGTTCATTAGTCCACTATCTAAATTAAGAGGTTCGCTTTGCGTCTCAAAAGAATTTTTTCCCCTTTTTCTACTCAGTATGCCCACGATAATCGCACCGATAAAACCAATTAACCAGATAGCACCGATAATCAATTCTACGATGTCTGATAATGTCAAAGCAAAGATCATTTCTGTTCTCCTGTCAATCGGTTTACTTTATTTTTTATTTCAAGACTTTCTCCGTCCCCAAAACATACCAGCGTTGTTTTTTCTTCCCATTGGCTTCTTGTATACGGGTATTTGTTTGGTCTCATTCTGTTACCTCTAATAATTCTTTATTTTCATAAGTGTTGCCTTGGAGATACACATTACAATTTTCGATACAGTCGAATAGATTATCCCAGACTTCTTTTCCTGTTCGTGTATCAATTAACTTAAATATCCCATTTTCTAGGATAATCATCGCTCTGCCACTGTCTTCGAACTCATCCCAATATGTCCAAAGAATGATATCATTCTCAAAGATTTCCTCCCCGACGTCATCTGTGAAACCTGTGGATTGCATGAGGTGAAGATCATTATTTACTATCCATTCGTTATCACAAGAGCCCTCATCGATTATCCAAATATCACCATTACCAACCATTACTTCACACGGTTGATACATACGTGTGTATGAACTGCTATCATACGCTCTAAATTTTGGAATCATTCTGCCACCTCCTCAAATTTTACAAACGTCATCCAATGAGTCGTCCCTCTTTGCTGTCCAAATAAGGGCTTAAATGGTATTGACTCTAGTATTTTATTTACATTTACCTGGCAATCGGACCATTTAAAAACTAGTGTACCTCCAACTTTCAGAACTCTCATACATTCTTCAAAACCTTTGGCCAAATCTTCCGACCAGGTAACTTTATCCAACTGACCATACTGAGATTTCATTATCGAATTAGGCCCAGCCCATTTTAGATGCGGTGGATCAAACACAACTAGATTGAACGTGCTATCCTCAAAAGGCATATCACGAAAATCACCGATAACATCAGGATCTACGTTAACCTTTTTACCATGTATTTCAAACTTTTCTTGTCTAATATCCATAAAAGTTGTATGACTCTCATGTTTATCAAACCAAAACATACGACTGCCACAACAAGCATCTAGTATCCTTATGTCTGTCATCCTTTCACCTCCTCAATCTCAACACCCGGGCAATCAAACACCCAACCAAAGCCGGCTTCTTCAAGCTCTTTGCGGGTATGCGTTGAACGAAATTTTTTATCTGTTTTTATTTCCGTTAACACCCACTCATTTAAATGCTTAATACAGTTTAAGTAATTATAATTTTCATCAACACCTTTTAGCCTTACATAATACCGCTTTTCTTCCTCGACTGTGTAACCGTCCAGCCAAGCTCTGGCAAAGGTGTCTTGATTGCTTATGTCTTTTAACCAAGCGATAACCTCATCGCTATTTTTGGCATAAAGTCTGATCGTAGCTTTCTCTAATGCAGAACGTATGCTACGTCTATCTACCAATTGAGCCTTGAAAATCCAATCATCTATAAACTTAGGAACTGTTACTTTTTGTGATTCGTTTATTATTTTTAAATCACTGATAAGATTATGAATATTGACCTCGTTCGTAAAATTAGATGTTCTTTCGCACCCTGCTATAAAATCACTTAAATTCATTTTCTTTCTCCTCACAATAATCAGTCACTAGTGCATCTAACCAAGACCACTCATCAACATAATCAATCGGTTCTACATCTCTTTCTTGTAACCATGCTGAAAATTCCACCACGTTATCAATATAGATTGTGTAGTAGTCTCCCCAGTCCCAGTAAGTAAGGCTGATTACGGTAGTTTTTCCGTTTTCGTCTTCAACCGTGATAGAGCCGTTTTCTACCATCGCTGTCCCAAAGCACAACTCACAAGTCCCCGTAAACTCTTCCTGTATGTCTGAAATGTATTTAATTACTTTATACTTCATTCGGCAGATCCTCCTCTTTCACGAATGAACCATCAATCCATTTACCTTTTCGATCTTTAATTTCGTTATAGGCTAGTTCAAAACAATCTGTAAAGTCGTAGTCGAATGCCTTACTAATGGATTTTAAGTAAGCCATCGCACGCACTAGATTGTGTTTGCACATTTCTTTATTTGCCAGATTCTGTGATAGTTGAAACTCAGAAATGTTTGCATTCAGCAATTTAAAACATTCCATAACATCCTTGCGTCTGATATTATCCGATTCCTCAAAGATACCATGCACATCTTCCTTGATTAATAATGCAAGCCCTACAATCACGACCGCACAATCACCAATACTGTCTTTTGTCAGCTTTTCATTTTGCTTTAGATATCCAGCGCATAACTCGCCAAACTCTTCACTCAATTTCAAAGACTGCTTGTCTAACCGTCCACCGTGTTCTAAATCACGGTCAATAAACCATTTCTTCGTTAGCGTTACTAATTCTTTTTCTAGTGCCATAATATTTTTATTAATCCTTTCCTTGATCACTCGTGATCTTCCAACCACTGCCGTTTTGCCTATGTTTTTTTGTATGAGTAAGTTACTGCTTGTATCTTGTAGTCGCTGTCGATCCAGTCTGATTGACCGTTTAATTAAATCAATTTCCATAATAATCTCTATCTACTTTACTAAAATAAGGGAGTTGCTCTGCTCCCCTTTTTCAGAAAAACAGATTAGAGGGCCTTTCTAATTTTATAGTGAGCAATGGCCAGTAGATGGGGTTGCACCATCTAAAGGAGTCTACAACTGGCCAGCTATCGGGACGGGGCGATAGCGTGAAATAAAGAATGTATCATAAGGAGTCCTAACCCGTCCTAATCCTATAAAGGGAATCGAACCCTCTGAGGTTTCCAAGCCTCATGCCAATATAGGACGTGATGGATCAACTGCATCACTATGAACTATCATCATTACCAGTTTTTGGTATTTTGTGTTGATCGGTCATAAGCGTATATCAGACTTACTTGTATGTAAATTCTTAAAGAAAGGACTCTCCTTTTTTATTTATAGGTTGATATACATTGTTTTGAATCGTGTGTTAAGGCATAAAACCGATAGTTTTATCACGATTCGGTTTGAAGCGCCTCACTCGCTTCGGCATCAGTGAATAATATTTTAGTTTGTGAGGTATGACTGACAGACCTGTTACAATCTGCCAGCCCGAATTTAGATACCTAATGTCCACGCTCGTTCTTGATAGTATTTCTTAATCGCTATCCGTCTCTTGCTTGGCTTTTTGGTTCTAGCACTAGCTCCAGTTATACTTTCGACAAAACTTTCCCGTGCTTCTTTCGCCACCTCATAAACTCGTGGAGAATTTTCGATGAAGTAATCCATACACTGCAGCAGAAAATCATCATCTAGCAGACCCTCAAAATAGATCAAGTAGATTGTTGATGGCATTTTATTTTCCTTTCGTGCCACACAAATCTTATTCGCCACTTCTGCAGGTCGTTCTGCACCTTGGTTCTTAAAAACTTCTGTGTACTTTTAATACTTACTTGCCAGCTCGTCATACCGTCTGTAAAA